GGGCTGCTAAATATCCAGGCGTAGTAGGTAATACACTTAAGGTTTCAGTTTGCCCAGCAAACTCAACAGCTTTCACAGCATGGACATATGCTTCATTGTTTGATGGCCAACCAGGAACTTCAGCTTACGCTGCTTCTGTTGGTGGTTCAAATGATGAATTACATATCGTTGTTGTTGACGAAGATGGTGCAGTTACTGGTACAGCTGGATCTGTACTTGAAAAGTTCGCATTCGTTTCTCAAGCTTCTGATGCTAAGAAATTCGATGGTTCAACAAACTATTACAAAGAAGTAATTAATTCAACATCAAAGTATATTTGGTGGATGGATCACCTTGCAGCATTTACAAACGCTGGTTCACTTGCAGTTGGTAAAACATTTGCAACAGCTACATCTGCTGATACAGTTTCATTAGCTGGTGGTTCTGATGGTTCAGCATTAGATGTTGGCGATATTGATACTGGTTTCCAGTTATTCAATGACGCTGAAACAATCGATGTTAACCTATTAATCGGTGCTCCAAGTCTTTCTGGTGCTGATGGCGTTACACAAGCTAATAACTTGATCGCTATCGCTGAAAGCCGTAAAGATGTAGTAGCATTTGTTTCTCCTCCATTAGCAGCAACTGTTGGTTCTTCTGATCCAGCAGGTGATGTTCTTGACTTTGCTGATCAAATCACATCTAGCTCTTATGGCTTTATGGATTCTACAGCACTAAAGGTATACGACAAGTATAACGACGTTTATCGTTGGATTCCTGCTGCTGGTCACATGGCTGGTCTATGCGCTAACACTGATGAAGTTGCTGACGCATGGTTCTCACCAGGTGGTTACAACCGCGGTCAATTGTTAGGTATCACTCGTATTGCTTTCAATCCTAAGAAAGCACAACGCGATGATTTATACAAGAAGCGTGTAAACCCAATCGTATCATTCCCTGGCGAAGGTACAATCCTATTTGGTGATAAGACTCTTCAGTCTAAGCCATCTGCATTCGATCGTATTAACGTACGTCGTTTATTCATTGTTCTTGAGAAGGCAATCGCTACAGCTGCTAAATATCAATTATTCGAGCTTAACGATGAATTCACTCGTGCAATGTTCCGTAACATGACAGAACCTTTCCTACGTGAAATCAAGGGTCGTCGTGGTATTACAGACTTTAAGGTTGTTTGTGACGCTACAAATAACACTGGTGAAATTATTGATAGCAACCAATTCGTTGCTGACATTTATATCAAACCAGCTCGTTCAATCAACTTTATTACTCTTAACTTCATCGCTACACGTACTGGCGTTGACTTTAATGAGATTGGAGGTTAATCATGGCTATTCTAGGAGTTGATGACTTCAAGTCAAAACTAGTAGGTGGCGGTGCTCGTCCTAACCTATTCAAAGCTACGATCAACTTCCCAGCATATGCTGGTGGTGATGTAGAGTTAACTTCTTTCTTAGTGAAAGCAGCTTCTCTACCAGCTTCTACAATTAATACGATTCAGGTTCCATTCCGTGGTCGTCAATTGCAGATTGCTGGCGATCGTACTTTTGAACCTTGGGCAATCACTATCATCAATGATACAGATTTTAAGATCCGCAATGCATTTGAACGTTGGATGAATGGTATTAACCAGCACAACGCAAATACAGGTCTTACAAATCCTGTTGATTATCAAGCTGATATGCAAGTTGCACAACTTGACAAAGCTGGTAACGAAGTTAAGGTGTACACATTCCGTGGTACATTCCCAACAGCGTTATCAACTATTGAACTTTCATATGATTCATCAGATCAAATTGAAGAGTTCCAAGTTGAGTTACAAGTTCAGTATTGGGAATCAAATACTACAACTTAATCTGTGGTAAATATAGAGGGAGAGCAAATCTCTCCCTCTCTTTCGTTATAATAAAAAGGTTATTAAATGGAATTATTCGGCTTATCGATCACGCGTAAAAAAGAAGACCAGGAAGAACTAAAGAAAAAATCTTTTGTTGCACCTGAGGTTAATGACGGGTCTACCGTTATCGCAGAAGGTGGTTACTTTGGTCAATACGTCGATTTAGAGGGTACTAAGGCTAAAGATGACTCGGACTTAATTAAGAAGTACCGTGAAATCTCGCTTTATCCTGAGTGCGACTCAGCCATTGATGATATCATTAATGAAGCTATTGTATCAGATGAAAACGACGAATGTGTTGAGATCATTACTGATAATTTAGAGTATAGCGATAAAATTAAAAAATTAATTCGTACTGAATTTGATAACATTACTAAGTTATTAAATTTCAATGCAACAGCTCATGAAACATTCCGTAAGTGGTATATTGACGGACGTTTATTCTATCACATCATT